TTTTGAATTTAGGCAACGTACCGGCAGCATTTTGACGCTCAATAAAGCTCTTTTGTTGCGCAGGAGTCATTACTGAAAACACGAATGCATCAGGATTGATTTGTTTATTCCATTGTGACTGCCACTTATTGAATTGGTCAGCAGGAGTGCCTGAATTCTGCCAAGCATAATCTTGAGCTTGGCGCATTTTCTCGATTGCGATGTTTTTGGTAAGAATATCCTCGTTTGCTAATTTGGAGATCGATGGATTAGCGTTACCAGTCAAAGCAGCATTTAAACGAGCATCTGTGCCAGTTCCAAGGCCTGCGGAAGCCAAAGACGCATAGTTTGTCATAATCTTCTTGAACTCGTCATAATCTTTGATTTCGCCCTTGAAGTCTTTTCCAGCGACTTTTTCAACAACGTCAGGAGCAAGTGAATTCATAAACGATTTCATTTGATTGCGCCAATCTGTGCCTGGGCCAGTTTGGACACCAGGATTAGCCAAATTCTCGCGAGCTTGCTCAAGATAATTGATGCGAATAGGCACATCTGCAGCCACATCATGCAGATTTTGAGCAGCATTTGCTTGGTTTGTGCCACCAGTTGTCAATGCAGCTTGTTGTCCAGGGCCAAGAGTTGTTTGGAAACCGCCTGTGGATTTATTTTGACCGCCCATAGGCGCGTTTTGTGCGCCACCTTGAGCATTTGCACCACCCATAGGATTTTGACCGCCTGTGATGCCTAAAAGCTCGGCTTTGCTGACTAAACGCTTAGCGCCAGTTGAAGGATCAATAATTTCTTGACTTGGAGTCAATAATTCAATTTGACGAGCATTGTCTTGAGTGGCCAAATAATGTTGTCTGACATAAGCCCCGTATTGTTTTGGATCTTCAGGAATGCTTTGGACTTCTTGCTGAGCAGCCGTTGGAGATAAAACACCGCGCGTCATGGCATGAGCCATCTCATTTAGGATGTCATCTTTGGTGACTTTGTCGCCTTTTTGCATTAAACCACCAAGGCGAGCATTCCAGTAGTCATTTTCTTTGCGCGCATTGTCAATTTTGGCATTTAAAGCCGTATATTTTGCGCCTTCCATTTGCTGAAGTTGCGTACCAATCTGCGGAAGATTGTATGCAGCATTAGGATCTTGCGATAAAGCCTGCATGATTTGCGGAATATTGACATTCCCGTTTTGATCGGTATTTTGCTGAATTGCTTGTGAAACTGCTTGATTAGCAGCCATTTGTTGTTGCGCTTGTGCAATTCCTACTTTATTTTTCTGAATGTTCATTATTTGGCTAATTTCAGCAGGAATTGCGCCAAAATCAGGCAAATTTTGTTTTGTAGGAATGATGCTTGGATCAATCGTTTGTAAATTTAATGGCATATTGATTCCTTACCCTAACAAAGCGTAATTGATTAATTTATAACCATCGGAATCGGATAAAACCGCTTCAGGCATGATTTTTTCAACTTCTTGAGCCATTGCGCCAATAAATTTGCCAATACCCCATTTTTTATGAAATTTAGGTTTGTATTCATATTCATAAATACGAATGCCTTTTTCATTAACTCCAAGAAATTTAATGTTTTGTTTGATTCTTGAATCAGACCCAAGAATTGATAATGCAGTCGGAATTAATGAAGATGCGCTTGCAGCAGCGCCACCAGCAGCAGCGCCTCCACTTCCAGCCAATAATGAATAAATGCCTGCACCACCAAGTCCAAGACCTAAAGCGCCTTGAATAGCATTTGTGCCTGATTGACCAGCAGCAATTTGACCTTGAGCAATAGCGTTTCCGGCAGCAGTCGTGGAGTTATAAGCCCCTTGACCAACACCAGCAGCAGCGTTTTGACCAAGATTAAGCAGGCTTCCTAATTGACCAGCATTAGTCATATAAGTGCTTAAAGCATTAGCATATTGCTGATTGTAAGTATTTTGAGCCAAACCAGTTGTGTAGTTGGCGATGCCTTTTTGTTGCGCGCCTGATTGATTTAAACCAGTTGCTGAAGCCTGATTATTTATACCTTTAAGCCCTTGCTGAAGGGTAAATTGATAGCCAGGGGTAGAAGCCAAATTGCTTGGATTAAATTGAAATCCTTGACCTGAAATACCAGTCAAATTGCCATTTGCACCATAAGTACCGTTATAACCCAAAGAGCTTAATAATTGAGGTAAAACTGCAGTACCAATTGACGAATATGGCGCAAGATTTTGCTGAAGAAGTTGTTGCGCTTGAAGTTGAGCATTTGCTTGCGTATTAGCTGCAGATTGAGCAGCGCTCGCTTGCTGGTTTGTTCCTAAAATATCTCCGATTGCATTCGTAATAAAACTCATTATTTACTCCCCATCATCACCATTGCATGATATTGGCCATCACGCAAAAATGCATTAGAAATCCTGCCTTCTTCGCAAAAACCGCATCTTTTCGCCAATTTTAAAGCAGGTTTGTTCCATTCGCCAATAGTTCCTACAAATTTAGTTGCGCCTCGTTTTCTCATCTTTTCAAGGCATTCTTGAAAAAAAGAATCGACATTTTTTGCCCCTTTAAGCATGGCAATATGCACTTCTTTAGTAGTTGGAGTTAAATCTCTAAACATAACAAATCCATGTTCATTGGCAAAATAAATCTCGTTTTCTCTATATCCAAGTTGTTCTTTTGATATTCCATCAATTCGTACTGCATTCCATACTCGATCATCACGCATGACCGAAGTAACAAAATTAGCTAAATAATGCGCCATTTATTGCACTCACAGTAATTGCAGAGCCTGAACTAGCTAATGCTTGTATGCTATCGCCTGGGCCAAGTAAAGGCACATCAACATCAATAAATCCATTTGAAGGAACGCTCAAATTAGGAGCAAACACATTCCCAGGAGCTTCAGTTGTTGATCCTGCTGGAACTGCATAAGCAGAAATTTGAACTGCTGATCCATTTGAATTGGCAAATCTGATCCTTCCACCACGCAACAAATTGGTTGTTGGTGTATTTGGAACTGTATAAATTGTTTGAACCGAAGTGGTTAAAGTTATGGGTTCAAAAAGCTGAATATATGATATTGTCATAAGTTTTCCTTTATCCTACTATCCAAGTTGTTCCGTTATCAAACACAGGAATTACAACAGATCCGCCTCCAGCTACTGCAGAACCAAATACAGGAGCTAATGCGTTAGTAACATAAGCTCTTCTTCCTACAGTTCCTGCTGCTGGTAATCCTGCTACTGTATATCCTTGAGTTTTTACTGTTCCAGTAACGCTTAAATTTCCTGATCCTGGGTCTGTAGTGTTACCAATCGAAACACCGCCAGAAGCAAACATTCTAGCTATTTCAGACCAAGTAGCAGAGTTAGAGCGAGCTTCAAATACTAAGTCACCATTATTTGACCTATGAGATATTCTGTTTCCATAACCAGCACCATCACCACGTCCTTGAAACTCTAATCCTTGAGCTGCCGTTGCCGCTGTGTTATATCCAGTAATTCTTATTAAACCACCATAAGTGGCTAAACCACTTGTAGTTGCTGGGCCAACATCTAAAGCAACTTGTGGTGCTTGATTCAATATACCTATTTGTTGCGCAGAATTAATAAAAACAGAAACTGTACTGTTTGTATATAGTCCTAAATTATTAGTGCCATATAAATTTATGCCATTTACAGGATTTGTATTAGACGTTACTGTAAAAGCTGCTGCGCTTGTTTTTCCTGTTGTAGCAAAATTTGTACCATCAAAAGTTAAAGCAGAACCAGTAGATAAAGCACTTGTAGAAGAAGCATAAATAATGCCATTAGCCGTAAATGATGTAAGTCCTGTACCACCATTAACTGTTGGCAATGTTCCAATACTGCTTAATAATTGTGCAGTAGTTGCTACAGTATGCGCACTTGTGCCATTTCCATATAAAACACCAGTAAGAGTGCCTGCAACTCCAGTACCGCCATATAAAGCACTAATAACAGATGCATTCCATGTACCAGTTGCAATTGCTCCGCTTGAATTTATTTGAAATGCTAAAGTTCCACCGTTATAAGTGTAAACATCAAACAATTCAGTAAATTGACCACTTAAACCATATATTTTTAATGGTACTGTTGAGGTTGAATAAGCAGTAATTACTGGAGAATTGATTGCTGGTTGCTGACTTAAAACAACCGAAGCGCCACCGCCTGATCCTGTTGCAGTAGTTACACCAGTACCACCATAAGCAACAGGAATTGTTGATCCATTCCAAACACCGGTCGTAATAGTTCCTAAGGTGGTCAAACTAGTTGAGCCTGCCAATGGTGAAGCGCCAACGGTGTTATAAGAAATAGTTAATGCAGATCCACCATTAAACGTAGATCCTGAAGCAGCGCCTGATCCGCTATTGTTAATGGTTAATGCATTGGTTGTGCTTGCGCTAACAGTTGTAGATCCACCCAATGAAACTAAATTGCCATTAATTGTTATAGAAGAATTAGTTAATGAGCTATTGCCAATGTTTGACAATGTACTGGTTGATCCACTAATTGAAACACCAGCTAAAGTGCTTAATGTGCCACCTAATGATAAAGAGCTTGATCCAATAGTTACTGAACTATTTGCAAGCTGGGCATTGCTAATCGTGCCACTTAAAGCGCTTGTAGGAATAGTTGTGGCAGCAGTTACATTTCCACTGCCATTGGCATACATATAGCCAGTTAAGCCTGTAACTGCCAAATTGGTTGTGGTTAGGCTTGTAAATGACTCACTTGTTGATCCAGCGATTCTTTCCCATTTTCCATTGCCAAAAATAGCCCAATCACCGACAGACCATAATGCATTGCCATCAAGATTGGTTGTGCCGGCCACCGAAACAATGTAGTAATAACCCTGAGTACCAACGCTTGAAGTCAAAGTAGGAGTATTTGTCGATGCATTCCAAGTGCCTTGATAGCTTGGAGCATTAGTTGCCTGAGTGCTAATCGAAGTGATTTGACCTTGAGCATTGACTGTGATTACAGGGATAACCGATGCAGATCCATAAGTGCCAGCAGTTACTCCGCTATTAGCCAAGGCAATTGTGACTGCGCTCGCGCCATTGTATGAAGTGCCTGAAAGCCCAGTTCCTATTGTTAAAGCATAAGGATTGACTGCAGTAACTGTCGTAGAACCGCCCAGGCTGACCGCATTGCCATTAATAGTGATGGAGCTATTAGCAAGGTAAGAATTTGCGACTGGAGTGCCATTCCAAACCCCTGTCGTGATTGTTCCGACAGTTGCAAGGTTAGGAATTGAGGTAATTGCCGATTGAGTTGCGCTAGTTACGGATGCAGCAGTTCCAGTTGTGTTTTGATTCCAAGTTGGTACAGTTCCCGATAATTGAGAATATGGCAAAGACAAAGCGCTTAATGTTGTCAATGTTGAATTGCTTGTAGCAGTTATATTGGATGCTGTACCGGTTGTGTTTTGATTAAGCGTAGGTACATCAGCAACCACTAACGCTCTGAATGTTGGAGTTCCTGCGCTACCATTTGGAGCAGCAAAAAATGTATTTGCAGTTTCAGAATTAAGGGTTGCAGTTAATGTTCCCGATCCTGTGACTGGAGATCCTGAAACGCTAAATATTGAAGGCAATGCCAATCCAACGCTTGTGACTGTTCCGCTATTGGTTGCGCTTAAAGTGCCTCCACTAAATAAAAGACCGCTTCCAATAGTTGCATTTGAAAAACCGCCTGATCCATTGCCATAAAGCAAAGATGATCCGCTTGTTTGAGGTGCTGGGGTAAACCCTAATGCAGTATCAACATCGGAGCTAGTCAAAGTGACCGAGCCTGTTCTTCCATTAAAGCTATTAACACCGCTAGTATTTAAAACGGTATATTTGACGTTTCCTGAATTATCAACAACTTGCCAAGCGCTACCATGCGTCCAGGTGAGCTTGTCACCGACATTCAATTGAATATCAAGGATTTTGTATGTTGTTGCAGTATCTAAATATTGAATTGTGACAACTTGATAAACCGTATCCGTGTTTAAAACGGTGATCATGTCGATGTCGCGGATTGTAGATGCTGCAGGAGCGCTACAAATCGTGACCGGAGTTGTTCCATTTGAATTAGATAACTGAGTAGCTCCTAAATAAGAGCTAGCAGTTTGATCTGAATAAGAAACAACGATCTGAAGGTTATTTGTTGTCTTGGCAGCACCAAGAAATAACTGAAGCGATCGGTTTATTGTGTCAAGTCTTATCATAAATTATCCATGAGCTGCAGCAAAAGCATAGCTAGCTGGGGAAGTGCCACCGCCACCCGTTGCAGATAAAGTGCCATCAATAAATGACAAATTTGCGCCAATAGTGACGTTGCTAAAACCTCCAGCCCCATTACCCGATAGGATAGAGCTTCCATTGGTCAATGCCAAGTTAATATTTTGCGAAAACACATAATCCTGCATTTCGCTTAATTGTCTTTGCAGATTTGTGATGTCAGTTGAAAAATTTAACGTATTGTCATAAGCCTGCTGAGCTTGAACTTGTGTCAAATTTAATTGAGGAGTGTCATTGCCACCGGTACGCTGATAAAGCTGAATCAAAAACATAAGCCAAGGCTGGCTTACTTGCCCATTTTGATCTAGGAAAGGTACTGATAAATAGGGGGTATTGGTTGATAAATTGCTCATCGATGATTTGGAGCAGCATCAATAAAAGCCCCTGAAAGGGCAGTTTTAACAGGATCAGACCAAGAAAGCTGAAATACCCTATCTCGAGCCATGCCAAGCCTCATCCATTGAATAGATGTCAAATAAGCGCCTTCTACACCCATAGTTTGACCAATAGGATTTCCAAAGGATTTACCGCGATCATCTGACCATTCAAGAAATACAGTTACAGGCTCATTATTGTTGCCATTTCCTGATTCCATTTCTGCAATAAAAGATTTGTATCTAACTCGATCCGAATTATCATCCTCGGAATGGTAAAAACCTCGAGTCCGAACGATTGGGCCACCAAAATCAGAATAATTATTCTGATCTAAGGCATAAAGTTTTCCATTTTGCCAATCACCGACAACAAGAGTGTTGTAAGCGAAAGCAAAGCAATTACTACGATGACGGTTAAGTTGTCCATTTGTATCAGTCCAAAGCCATTCATTCCATTGCGCATTTGAAAGGTCAAATACCCATGTTTTATTTGCAGTTGGGAAAGTTACCACATAGAAATAATGGCCATTTAATTGATATGTATATCCAATGGCATCCGAAATAGTTGGATAGGTTTGAAGCTCTTGATCAATTGCAAACGTGCTTATTTGTTGAGCATTGAAGTTGTTTGTTTTGCAGATGGTTGCCGTTCCTTGTGGAGATTTTGCAACCCAGTAAAGCTCTCCATCCATTTGAGCAATTGAATTTGTTGCAGCGCAACCATACTGAATAAATGATCCAGGTAAACGTTCAAAAGGGAATGTAGTATTTCCTGCATTAAACCAAACCTCCGTAGTTACTTCACCAAAAAGATAAATATATCTGCGAGCAATACCAATTCCAACTAAAAGATCAGAAAATCCGTCTTTTGATGCATAGTCAACAGGATCAATAACAATTTGATTGTCAAGCGAGATATACCATTGATTAGTGCCTGGACGGTTAAATACTAAATATCCATCAACAAAATTGACTTGATTAGATCCATAAAAGCCACCTTGATCGCCTGTCGATGAATTATTGACTGGAGCAAAAGTATTGTTATCTAATTCAACAGTCCATCCACCAGTAGATCCATCAACAATAAACAAATAAACCCCGTTATCAACCATTGAAACAGGGGTGGTTGCGTTTCCAATTGTGCCTAATAAAGTTAATTGCCATGTTGAGCTTATGGCATACACGTTTTGATTGCAAACTCCATAAAGAGTGCCATTGCTTGCAGCAAACAATCCGCGCCATCCATTAGCGCTAGCAGTCGCTAAAGTAGTAAGCCCTGGGGTTGGATAGTGAGTAAATGGGAAAACCGCAGCATCGGGGTTTTTTTCAAGAAAAAGATTGATGCAACGCTGCGCACCAGCAATGACGCTCTTGGTTTGGTATGCGCCTGTGACTAAAGCAGCTTTAGCCATTAGCCTGCGCTCCCAACGTAGAAGTCACCATAAATATTGTATGCGCCTGACTTGCCACGCAAGGCAACAGGCATATGCAATAAAGGAATCTGAGAGTTGACTTCTTCGATGGCTCGCATTGAGGCTTCAGCATATCCAGTCAATTCAGGGGTGATTGGTAATCCATACATGACGCAAATACGTCTAGCAAGATTCCAATGCAAAGCATCTAAATATTCAGGAGGCAATACGATCTGATCATTAATGGTTTGGAATGCTTCCAATTGCACCATGACCGAAATAAAGATCTCATATTGATTATTTGGTACTGGCCAAATATAAAGCTCTCCCAAAGGAAAGCCTGTGTTGTAGTAGGCATACTGAGGGAAAGCATTTAAATTTTTAATGGAGATTCGGTTGTAATCTTCCTGAGCTCTCAACACTTCCAAAGGGTAATCCACAGGAAGCGGAGTGTTTTTGTTCATGCGGAAAAAAGCGCTTTCGAGCTTTACCGGTCTTGTGATATTGAAATCACCGCCTGTTCCGACTGAATAGGTTAATGCGCCTGTCGCTTGCAAACCAACGGTTACGAGGTTGTAAACCATGTAGCGCCTGCGTTGCCATTGCGCCATCATCATGTTTAACTGATTGAAACAGTCATTCGTATCCTGTGCCAACGGGGTTTGACCCACACCGATCACATTTGCAGTCTTAAGGGCTAAATTAATAATGTCTGACGGTGTTGTTGGCAATGGTTGTGTCATTTTTTAGGCCTGCCCCTCTTAACTTTTGGCATCTCTGCGACTGGTTCTACTGCTTGATTCAATATTGCTTGTTCTTCTTCCGCATCATTAGCTAGTTGCGGAATCCCAGCAGGGCTTGTGACCCATTTGGGATATTCCTTAAATTCATAAAAAGGGGGAGGGTTGCCCCTCACCCCCAACCGATTAAACAACATCGGCAACTACACAAGACCATTCAGGACGGATTGCAGCGTAACCGTAGAGGATGTCCATACGAGTAATCAAGCTATCGCTCATTACGTCATATGCTTCGATCATACGGAGGCTGATACCGTCAAAGTTAGCGCGAGCAGCTTGTACCACACCGGCAGTAGGCATTTCCAAGTCGGCAGTAGCCAAAGTAAATGCTTCAGGGTAGTAGGCCAAGTTCTGACGATACTGAGCGCCAGCAGGCATTACCAAGCTAATCGCTGCAGAGTTTGCAGGAGAAGCAGTTACTGTATTAAACGCTGCAGGAGCAGGAATAATGCCAGGGTAAATAGGAATGCTTGTTGCGCCAGACGCTACGTTTGATGTAACAACGAACTGACGGAGTTGACCTTGTGATTGGCCAGTCAGACGGTTAATTGCATAAACACCAGCGATAGTGATGATGTCACCAGCATTTAATGTGCCAGTAATAGCGTTCACAGTCAAAGTTGTACCAGTTTGGCTTGCACCGTTAACAGTACCAGCAGAGAAAGAACCAACAGTATGAACTGTAGTGGTTTGATCGTACATCCAATCAAAGCCGAGGGTATCTTTGCTGATAATGCCTGTTTCGTACTGATCAGCGATCTTAACTTGTGGGTTAAACAAGCCAGCCAAAGAGCTAATTGTGCGGGATTGTGTAACTGGATCAAGGATGATCTTACGATCCATACGTGGTGACAAGTTCTGATCCAAAGCAGCACCAGCTTGTAGCCATTGTGATGCTTGTGGGCTTGACAAAGTAGAACCGCTTAAATTTGCTACTAAGTTAGCAGATTGAGCAGCTACGTTCATCAAGTCAGCAGCAACATAAGCAGCCAAACGGTTAACCGCAGGAGCAAGTACGCGCTCAGAGAAATCATCCAAGCTCATTGTTTTCTCAGCAGTACCGAAAGAAACTGGTACGTTTGCTTGAGTAGCAACGGTCAAAGAAGTATTTTGTTCGTTAGTACCTTGTGGGGTAATAGCTGGGCCAGTAGAAACTGTGTAATCGTTCGGTAAACGGATACGCAGAGTCGAACCGATCTTAGCGCCTGTACGAGCAAATTGATCGTCATATTGACGGGAAACTGTACGCAAGAAAGCGTTAGTTTGTGTAAACAGACGCACCGCTTCATTGGTGATCTGATTGATCGTTAATAATGAATTGCTAGTCATTTAAGACCTCCATAAGAAAAAGAAAAAAGAAACTACACTTTTCGCCCCTGCCCTATGGAGTCGATACTTAACGGGCCATCCATCAGTTTACGGTCTGATTACACCTAAATGCATTAAAACGCTTTTTTGAATAATTGTCAATTATCTGCGTTTATTTTTGTTGCGCCACGTGATCCAGGCTTGATGATCAGACGGATCAGGTTCAACCGTTCCACCAGTACCACTTGAACCACCGCCAACTTCACTCATTGGAGGGGGAGTGCGCGACACTTGTTTGCTAAAAGATTTGACAGCTTTGCTTGATAATTTGGTCAATTCGATGCCCATTTGCAATGGAGATAGGTTGGCAATACGGATGGCATCGCCCACGTTTTCAGATTTGCCAAGAAAAGTAATGACCGCCTCAGGATTGGGAACGGATGCAATGGCTTGCAAGAAATCATTTCCACCGACACCGGCCAAATTCAAATTGGAAATCGAACGGTCATATTCTTGACCAAATTCAGCCTTTGCTTTTTGTTCAATGTCATTCATGGCATTAATAAAGGTTTGTTGCTGGACGCGTTGCTCAGCGATTTGTTGAGCGTAAACCATTGCCAATTCCTCGACATTGCCTTGATTTTGAGCAGGCGCTTGGGATTGTTGGGTTTGTTGTTGCTGGATTTGGGATTGAGCAGATTCCAAAGCAGCAAGGCGCTCGCGAGCAGCATTCTTCTCAGCAGCTAATTCGCCCATTCTGCGCTTTGCCCATTCAGGCAGATCATTGTAGGAATTCTCGCCAGTCTTGCCATCAGGCTCGGCAGGAGGGGTATTTTGCCCATCGTTGCCCTGATTTTGACCTTCTAATTGTTGCACTGCGTTATTTTGTGCGTCTAGTTCTTGTGTAGTTGCACCAGTTGCGTTGTCCATTACGACTCCTAGGTTATTTGTGAAAGATTGTCAGAAAGCACTTGTGACGGATCAAAGTGGCTTAAATCATACTCCTTGCCAGGTTGAGGTGTCCCTTCGATTTCTCTAACGGTTTTATCAGCGATCTTGGAAAGATCAATCTTGCTGAGTTCGGATAGCAAAGCCTTGACGCGATCGGTCTCAGCCTTGAATGCTTGGATAGAGTCTTGACGCTCATTTTCAAAGCGCAGAGCCAAGTGATTGAGGGCATCCATATCAAGACGTTGTTTATCAAGCGCCAAATAGGATTGCTTCTCTTGGAGTTGCTCTTGCAATTGCTGGATGATGGCTTGAGCCTGCTGGAGTTGTTGTTGCAATTGTTGCTCTTGCTCGGATGGCCCAGTACCCAAGATATTTGGAGGAATCCAGTTGCGCATACGCTCCTGTAACTTGTCAGCATTCGGGAAGTCAGCAGATCCCATATAAAGATCGCCAATAACCTGAGAAAGAGCAGGCTGAGCAGCCAAGAGTTTAGTCATTGCATCAAAAGCCTCTTGTCTGCGGGTGTCATAGCTTGGCCCAACTTCCGCAACCACGTCATATTTGCCCACATTCGGATTAAAGATGGCAGTAACTCGAGCGTTTTCTTCGTCCTCAGTCTTTTTCATTGGCTCAGCCAATTCAGGATCAACCATGATCTGACTCTCGGTATTGTCATCGCCAAGGATTCGCACGATTCGCTTGGTGTCATAGACTTTAGGGATCAAATCAATAATCATGCGACCAGTCGTTTGAATGGCCATGTTTTGATTGTCTTGGAAGTGATAAGTAACGCGCTCGCCTTGGTTTACGCGCTTCTCGATCGATACACCTGAAAGCTCTTGGGATTGCTCGC